TTACACAAAATTTCGGACACCCTCACTGCGGGCCGCCATCAACCGGTTGAGCTGGGCATTGCTGACTCCGAGATGGATACCGTTCTGCTCCAGGATCGAGCGCGCCGAAGGCGTGAACATCGCCTGCTTGCCGTTATCCCGGATGTTCTCGCGCTGCATGCTTCCCAGCATTTGCAGCGCCTCGGTGGCTACGCTGGTCGAGCCTTTGTCGTTGCGGGTCTTGCGGCCCGACTGCCAGCCGCAGACGGACTTGAGCTGGCGGTATATGGTCGCCGACGACCATCCCAGGAACTCCTGGGCCGAGGACATGATGCCGCCGCGCTGGCTCCAGCCTGCGGCATCCAGTCGCCTGGCAAGATCCATCAGGTAATCGCGGATATCCGGCGTGACCGACATTTCAACCGCTCCCTTCACGTCCATCACTGGGCCTGCTCTTCGGGCTGCAACTGGTGCTGGCGAGCCAGAGCCAGTTCGTCTCCGAAGCGGTTGAGGATTTGGTCGCGGGCTGCCGCCACCAGGTGGGCGGTGCGGGTGATGGCATCGTCCAGCTCGATCAGTACCGTGCGTACTTCGAGCGGCATCTCAACGTAAGCCTCGGGGTCGTAGCCTGGCTGGTTGACCGCTTCGCCGATCCACCAGGCGTCCAGGGCCTCAACAGCTTGGAGATGGCGACCAAGGGCCTCGTCGATCAGTACCTGGCGCTTGGCGATCTCCTCCTGGAAGGGCGCGACCTTCTCGCTCCAGGGAGCAGTGCGCAGTTGAGCGCGCTGCAGCTCCAACTTGACGTCGCGGAGTTTCTTGCTGGTGTCCGCCTCGACTTTGGACAGGGCGTCGTAGTCCTGCTGAACGTCCTCCAGCTTCGCCTGCAGCTCTTCTTTTTCCTTCGAGTGCTTGGCGATCAGTTCCTCGGCAAGATCAACGAAGGCTTCCTTGTCGCCGGTCTTGGCCACCTCGATCAGGGCTGTTTTCTGGTCGTCCGGCAGCTTCCGGTACTGACGCAGCTCCCGGTATCCAGCACCAATTGCGGAGAGTTGTTTGAGTGCCTCTTCGCCGAAGGTATTCAGATTCGTCAGGTCTTCATCGACCTTGGAACGGGATAGACCTAAGGCTTGGCAGAATCCGTCCCAAGTGCCGACGTCGGCAATTTCATTGCCATCAGGATCAAGCACTTTCTTGCCCTGCAGGGCCCGGTATAGCTTGGTTTCCTTGATATGAGACAGTTTGCTCAAACTGACGACGTCGGCAAAACGAGCGATGGATCGCGCCATTTGCACTTGTCCGAGAATCTGGTTCACAAGATCGCGCTCTTCCTGGGCGCCTTGTGCGATGTCACCCATCATGGTCAGAGCACCGACCTCTTCCTGAAGAGCTTCCTGATTGATCTCCGGCATGGGGTCTACTTTCACGGGAGTTGCTTTGCGAGCCATAGGACTTCCTTAATTCGGGGTACGGGTGTAGCGCTGGCGGCGCTCGTCGAGTTCGTGCTGCGCCTTGCGCAGGGCTTCGTCAAAGGCGAAGGCCACCTGCACCAGACGCGGGCCGAGAAGCCAGCGGTGATGGTCATGTGGGCTGCGATCTGCCAGGCCCGCGGTGCGCAGGTTTTCCAGGGCGCGCAGAGCGTTGTCGGTAGTGCATTCAGCGGCGGTGGCCACCTCCTTCAGCAGCATCCCCCGGAACTCGTTGCCGGCCAGGGCAAGCAGGACACGTAGAACGCGCTGGACCTGTTCTGAGCGGTATTTGTCGGTGTTCACGACGGTTCTCCAAAGTCGAATTGAGGGTGGGCGTGCTGCTGCACGTTGCCGCGATGCCACGCTAGTTCCTCCAGTCCGGACTGGAGGGCGCAGAGGGTGGTCGCCGCATCTTGCTCATCGGCATAGAACGCCATCAGCGCCCCAGCGGCTTGGTGCAGTACGGCTTGCAGGCTTTGAATGTCGGACGGGCTGCTGGCTCGTCCGGCGGGAATGTCGATCAAGACCTTGCCCGCGCTGGCCGCGAGCCATCGGCTTACTAGGTTGATGCCGCAGACCTGCTCGTAGACGGGGATCAGCACCGCTGGCATACGGCCGTTGGCGAGCCACTTGTAAAGCGCGGAATGGTCCGGCAGTCCCATCTGCTCGGCGATACGTTCAACGCTGAGCCGCCGCCGTTCCCGGCCATGGTCTTTGCACCACTCCAGGGCCTGCCGGAGGTTGGTTGGCTGGGCGTTCTTCCAATTGCGGCGTTTCATTGGAAGCCCCCGCAGGCGCGGTAGCGCGGCCCTTCCAAACAAATTCCGCATTTGCAACTAGGCAATGGCATTGCGCCATGCACAATGAAATCAGTTACATTCACCAACAGGGCCGATGACATGCGGGACGAACTGAAACAGTTGCAGGCGAAGGTTGAGGCACAGAGCTTCGTGATCGAAGAGCTGCTGGGTATCTGTGTAGAATCCGGGCTGACTTCGGCAGCAATAGCCGGTAGCTGGAAATCGGTACGGAACAGTCCGACGTTCTTCGCGGCAGATGCCGAGGCGAAGCGGCTACTGGCCGACGAGTTGGATGCGTGGGCCGAGGTGCTCATTACGCGACATCCAGAGCTTTGGCTGGATCGGTGCAGATCTCGCCGGCCTTCAAGCCGAGCTTGATGGCGATCTCATGGGCCTGGCCGCGAACGCACTTCTTGCGGCCGCCGAGAACCTCGAACACCAGGTTCGGCGAGAATTTGTTGGCGATTGCCCACTGGGTGATCGAGATACCCTTGGCCTTGAGCGCTTCGCGGGCTTGATCAGGGGTACGTAGCTTCATGGAAGCTCCTTTCGAGGGGTTATGGCGCCGTGTTCGGTGCCGTTTAAGTTGCCGTTCGTGGTGGGACGGTGTGGATTCAATGATGGTATCCAAATAGATACCTGTCAAGAGATTTGATATGCCAATGAATATCGGCATGCGATTGAAAGAGGAGCGCGAGCGGCTAGGCTTCACTCAGCCTGCGTTCGGGGCGATAGGCGGCGTGCAGAAGCTTGCTCAACTCAAGTACGAGAAGGGGGAGCGGTCGCCTTCAGCGGAATACTTGGCTGCAATTGCTAAGGTGGGGGCGGATGTTCAGTACATAGTGACCGGGGCGCGTTCTCTAGGAACCCTCACCGCTGATGAAGACCAGCTCTTAGAGAAATTTCGAAAGGCTCCACTCGCGGTAAAAGCCGCAGCCTTAGCAGCTGTGACCGCTGGGGCCTCTCCCCGTAGTCAGAGTTTCCACGGACCTGTGGGGCAGGCAGCACAAGGGGATATCAAGAATGGCCCTGGATTTGTCTTGAATGTGACTACTAGGCCCGAAAAATGATAGGAATCTTCAATGAAAGTACATGGACTGGCTGTATTGGTATGCACTCTCTCGCTATTTGGTACGACGGAAGCTTCTGCAGCATCTAAACCTGAAGAAACAAATCCCCCAGCTTTTCGATCTGCTAGCCCTGAATCGCTTGCCGCTGCAAAACAGTATTTGAGTGATCTAGACCAAGCGATGCTCGATAGCATCGCTGTGCTCAAGAAAGGCCAGTTGCAGGGTCTGCATGCTCAAAGCAAGTATTTCAACTACCAAGTAGAGAAAGGGCGAAGCCTGTTTGGATCAACTATTTTTGAGCCGCTCGGCCGCTGCTTTGCGGCCGGAAACTATTCTCGTGCCTGGTGGCAGGAACAGCTCAGCGCAGCTCAGCGGGGCGGTACTGAGTCCGTGTCTGGCTCAATCAAAGAGACGTTGGAGGAGTACCAACTTAATAGAGATGAATGCCTAAAAGATGCCGACCCAGTCGCTTCTGGCAAGGCAGAAGCTGAGCTTGATGAAGAACTGAAGAAGAAGTTTGGTGGTGGTCGAGAATGCCTTGCAGTCATCACGGTTGACCCTGAAACAAAAGAGTTTGTAACCAGACCGAAACCTGCCCACTGCAAAAACTAAATGAAGTCTGGATGGAGACCTTGCCAGAATGGGAAGACGCTCCACTCAGTAACTCTTTAAACCTGATTAAAAGCCCTCCTGCAGCACGCCGCCGATCATGGCGGCGTGTTCGTTTCGGCGCCTCCCCGGCGCCCATCTGCAGGAGGTTCCATGCGACCCAATCCCCCGCGCGGTATCCGTAACTTCAATCCCGGCAACATCCGCCACGCCAAGGGCACCCGTTGGCAAGGTATGTCGGCCAATCAAAATGATTCCGCGTTCGTCCAGTTCACCGGCCCCCAATGGGGTATCCGAGCCATTGCTCGCACGCTGATCACCTACCAGGACAAGCACGCCCTGCGCACGATCCGCCAGATCATCAGCCGCTGGGCGCCTCCGAGTGAGAACAACACCGAGAGCTACATCCGCCAGGTCGCTGCCCGCGTCGGTGTGGCCCCCGACGCGCGTATCGACGTGTACGACTACCGCATCATGCGCGCCCTGGTTGAGGCCATCGTCAGGCACGAGAACGGTCCCGGGCCGCTTCCGGAAGGGAGCTGGTACGGCGAGGGGCTGATCAACGAAGGCCTGCACCTGGCCGGCATCGTTGCTGGCGCCTACCACGGGGAGCCGGCATGAAGCTGATCAACAACTGCCACTGCTGCTGGAAGCTGCATAGCGTCCAGTTGGCGATTGCCATCGCGCTGCTGGGTTTCCTGCAGGCGACGGTACTGCCGATGTGGGAGGCCCAACTCTCTCCGACCCTGTACGCCTCGATCAACAGCGTGCTGGCCATGCTGCTGTTCGCTGTTCGCCTGATCAGGCAAGGCCCACCGGACACTGAGGAGGAACCATGAAACTCCTCACTCGCTTGTTTTCGCACCTGGTACTGCTACTTAGGCCGTCCTGGACAGTGCCAGTCGCGGCCAGTTGGTACCGCCCTCAGCCTCTGCATGCGGGGCGGTCTGGTCACTCAGGCGTGCCAGCCGCCCGACGTGCTGCCCGTAAGGCTCGGAACCGCAGGAGGCACCATGGCCGTGCTTAGCGTCCTGCGCTCCAACTGGTTCTGGATCGCGCTGAACGCTGTGCTGTACAGCGCCGCCGTGGTGATCCACGGCTCCGCAAGCTACGACAGAGGGTATGCCATCGCTCGCGCCGAGGGTGACGCTGCGCTGCTCAACCTACAGCTGCAGTACACCAACGAACATGCCCAGTCCCTCCAAGACAGCCTGGTTCAGTACAAGCAACAGGTCACGCGCGCCAACCAGGCCGAGGAGCAACTGCAGCAGGTACAGCAGCAACTGGCCGACACCCGACACCAACTCCAGGAGCGAATCCCCCATGTCACGACCGTATACCGGCCGGCGCCTGATGTCGCGCCTGTTGCTATCCCTCGCTGTGTGTTCACTCGCGGTTGGCTGCGCGACTACAACGCAGCCCTCGGCGCCGATCTGCCCGCCGCTCGAACCTTTGGTAGTACCACCGTCGCTGAAGAAGCGCCCCGCGCCGCCCCCAACGCTGACACCGAACTACTGGAAAGCGGCATCACTCCCGCCGACATCCTGGCTCACGCCCAGGACTACGGCCGCTGGGCGCTCGGCAACGCCGCCCAGCTCCACCAGTTGCTCGATCTGCAGGAAGGGAAGTAGCCCGATATGGACGTTGTAGACCGCTGTACCGAACAGAACGATTTCACCGAGGCCGCGCTGGAGGTTCATCTGTCGACCCACCAGCGCCGGTCCGGCCCCTCGGCCTACCGCTGCGACGAATGCGGTGATGCGATTCCGGAGGCGCGCCGTCAGGCCGAGCCGGGGACACAACACTGCGTCGAGTGCAAGCAGTACCTGGAGCACCTGCAGAAGCGAGGACCGCAATGGATTTGACGGACATGCAGTTGGGCTTTTCCAGCGTGCAATGGGTCGTGATGACCGTCCTCGGCATCTACACCTGGCTCACCAACCGGCAGGCCGCCAGCAGCCGTGAGTTGTTGGAGCTGCGCACTCGGATCATCGCTCTGGAGGCCGCCGTGCAACACCTGCCGGACCAGGCGGCGATCACCGAGCTGCTCGGCGACATGAAAGCGGTTCGTGCCGAGCTGACAGCCATGCAGGGCCTGACCCGTGCGGTGGACCGCATCAATGACTATCTGCTGCGAGAGAGACCATGACGCCTTATGCCGAATTCCTGCGCCAGGACATGCGCCTGGTAATCCTGCGCCTGCTGTCGGAAATGCCGGGCTATCGGGCGAACAGCTCCATGCTGAACGCCGCCCTGGATCACTACGGCCACACGGCCAGCCGTGACCAGGTGAAGAGCGAGCTTGCCTGGCTGGCCGAGCAGGGGCTGGTCAAGCTGGAGGATATCGGCGCGGTCCTGGTGGCTACGCTCACCGAGCGCGGCCAGGACGTAGCAGCTGGCCGTGCACGGGTGCCCGGCATCAAGCGGCCAGGAGCCTGACATGGCGGGCAAATCCTCAGTCAATCGCCTACCCCCCGTGGTCAAGGCCTATCTCCAGAAGCTGTTGCGCGAAGACCGGATGACCCTCGACCAAATGATCGAGGACTTACGCTCCCGCTTTCCCAACGAGAAAGTGCCCAGCCGTAGCGCGCTCGGTCGCTTCAAGATCGGTTTCGAGCAGCTGACCGAAAAAGCTCGCCAGCACCGCGAGCAGGCAGAAGCCTTCGTCGGCGCCCTGGGCGAAGACGCCAGCGACAAGACCGGCGCACTCCTGGTCGAGGCGGTTTCGACCCTGACCTATCAGGCCGCCATGGGCGCCCACGAGAAGGACGACGTCACCATCAAGGAGGTTGCCGCTCTGGCCCGCGCCGCCAAGGCGACGATGGAAGCCAGGACGCTCAGCGTGAAGGAGCGCCAGGCCATCGAGAAAGCGGCGCGTGAACGGTTGCTCCAGGAACAGGCCGCCGAACTGGACGCAGAGGTCCGTAGCGGCGGCATGGACGAGGAACAGGCGCTGTTCTGGCGGCAGAAGTTCCTCGGGGTGAAAGTGTGAGCGCCCCGGCCGTCAAACCGAGCAGTAGCACGCTCCGGGTCGTCGAGTGGGACGAACTGCCAGAATCGGTGCGCGCCATCCCGCAGGGGTACAACCCCATCGCGGAAGGTCTGCTCATGGCGCACCAGGCCGATTGGCTGGCAATTCAGGCGCAGATCAAACTGTGCGAGAAGGGACGCCGGACGGGCATCACCTTCGCCGAGGCGCTGGACTCGGTAATCACGGCCGCCTCGCGCCGCAGCGCTGGCGGCATGGACGTGTTCTATGTCGGCGACACGAAAGAGAAAGGCCTGGAGTTCATCGGCTACTGCGCCAAGTTCTCCCGCGTGATCGCCGAGGCCCAGGCTTCCGGTGTCAGTGAGATCGAGGAGTTCCTGTTCGAGGACCAGGACGACTCCGGCAACACCCGCCAGATCAACGCCTACCGCATTCGCTACGCCAGCGGCTTCAAGATCGTCGCGCTGTCCAGCAACCCGGCGAACCTGCGCGGCTTGCAGGGCAAGGTGATTATCGACGAAGCCGCATATCACCGGAACGTCTCGGCGGTGCTCGATGCCGCGACCGCGCTGCTGATCTGGGGCGGCCGCATCGTCATCATCAGCACCCACAACGGCAAGTCCAACCCGTTCAACGGCATGATCGCCGACATCCAGGAAGGTCGTTACGGCGATGCCGCCGTGGTGTTCAAGGCCACCTTCGACGACGCGGTGGCCAACGGGCTCTACGAGCGGCGTTGCATGATGCGTGGCGAGGAACCCTCGGCCGAAGGCAAGGAAGCCTGGTACAAGTCGATCCGCAACGCCTACGGCCCGCGCAAGGCGCAGATGCGCGAGGAGCTGGACGCGATCCCCCGCGACGGCAATGGCGTGTGCGTGCCAGGCGTGTGGATCGAGGACGCCATGCGTCCAGGCCGCGAAGTCCTGCGCCTGGCCCTGGACGAGGGGTTCGCCCTGCAACCGGTTTACCGCCGCGAAGCCTGGATCGAGGCCTGGATCGAACAGCACCTGGTGCTGCTGTTGCAGCAGCTCGACCCGGAGGTGCGGTGGTTCCTGGGCATGGACTATGCCCGGCATCGCGACTTCTCGATCATCTGCCCGATGTCCGTCGACCAGCAGCGGCATCGGGATGTCCCGTTCGTGGTGGAAATGCACAAGGTGCCAACCCGCCAGCAACAGCAGGTGCTGTTCACGATCCTGCGCACGCTGCCCAACTTCATGGGCGCCGCCCTGGATGCCTCCGGCAACGGCGAGACCCTGGCCGAGGATACCGCCGACGAGTTCGGTCATGAACGCATCCAGCAGGTGAAGCTCTCGCGAGCCTGGTACGGCGCCTGGATGCCGCGCTTCGTCGGCCTGTTCGAAGACGGCACCATCACCATGCCCAAGGATGACTCGCTGCAGCAGGACATCCGCGCCATCGAAACCGTCGACGGCATTCCGATGATCGTCAAGGCCCGCCAACAGGACCTCAAGGACCCGGACCTATACCGGCACGGCGACTTTGCCGGAGCCGCCGCCCTGGCCAACTTCGCCACCCTGGAGGTGGCCTCTGGCCCTGTCACCGTCAAATCCCGTCGCCGCCGTATGGCGGCCCGCATCACTCAGGGGTACGCATGAGCAACCAAGGCGTGTGGGTCACCCCCACCGAGTTCGTTCACTTCGCCGAGGCCACGCGCGACAAGAGCCTTACCGACCACATTGCCAGTCGTGGCCGCAGCTTCGATGCCCAGGCGCTGGGCATGTACTTGCCCAACCCGGATCCGATCCTCAAGGCGCAGGGCAAGGACATCAAGGTCTACCGCGATCTGCGCAGCGCCGCGCTGGTTGGGGGCAACATCCGTCGCCGCAAGTCTTCGGTGCTGGCCCTGGAGCGTGATTTGAAGCGTGGCCAGGCCCCGGTCCGCGTCGAACGATTCGTTCGGGATTGGCTGGCTGACCTCGATCTCGACCGCATCGTCCGTGAACTGCTCGACGCCGCGCTGTTCGGGTACCAACCGGTCGAGCTGATGTGGAAGGCCGTGGGCCTGCACCTGGTGCCCGAGGACCTGCTGGGCAAACCGGCCGAATGGTTCCTCTACGACCAGGACAACCGCCTGCGCTTTCGCGCCCGCGACGCGGGCATCCAGGGCGAGCTGTGCGACCCGCAGCGCTTCGTCGTGGCCCGGCAGGACGCCACCTACAACAACCCCTATGGCTTCGCCGATCTGTCGATGTGCTTCTGGCCGGTTGTGTTCATGAAGGGTGGGCTGCGCTTCTGGGTGCAGTTCACCGAGAAGTACGGCAGCCCTTGGCTAATCGGCAAGCACCCGCGCAGCGCGTCGACCAAGGAAACCGACGAGCTGCTGGACAGCCTGGAGCAGATGGTCCAGGACGCGGTGGCGGTGGTGCCGAACGACTCCAGCGTGGAGATCAAGGAAGCGGCCGGCAAGACCGGTAGCGCCGAGGTCTACCGTGAGTTGCTGATGTATTGCCGTAGCGAGATCAACGTGGCGCTGCTCGGTCAGAACCAAACCACCGAGGCGACCTCGACCCGAGCCAGCGCCCAGGCTGGCCTCGATGTCACAGACGACATCCGCGACGGCGATGCCAGCATCGTGGCCGCTGCGCTCAATGCCGCCATCCGCCTGGTGGTCGATCTCAACTTCGGCGAGAACGTCGAGGCTCCTGTGTACGAGCTGTGGGAGCAGGAACAGATCGATAAGACCCTGGCCGAGCGCGACAAGTCGCTGACCGACTCCGGCGTCCGCTTCACCGAGCAGTACTGGGCCAGAACCTACAACTTGCAGGCCGGAGACCTCTCACCGACGGCGCCGGCCACGGACACGACCGAATTTGCCGAGGCGGCGGTACGTCCGGTTCTCGACCAGTACGCCCTGGACCAGGCCATCGATGGCTTGGCTGCGGCTGAACTGCAGCAGCAGGCCGAGCAAGCGCTGCTGCCGGTGATTGAGGCGCTGCAGCAGGGGCGCGATGAGTCCGAAGTGCTCGGCCTGCTGGCCGAGACCAGTCCGGACCTGGATGCTGCCGCCCTACAGGCGAACCTGGCTCGCCTGATGTTCATGGCCGACACCTGGGGCCGTCTGAGTGCGTCCGCTGATCTGGAGGACTGAGGATGGCATCCCCGACACCTGTGAACCCGGCCGACCTCAAGGCCATCTTCGGCCTGGAGCCCGCCGCCGCCATCGAGTACCTCAAGCGCAAGGGCTACGCGATCACCTGGGACTGGCAGGAAATGCTCGACTCCGCTCACGACCGCGCCTTCACCGTGGCGAAGGCCATGCGCCTGGACGTGCTATCGGATATTCGCGAAGCCCTGGAGCGCGCCTTGCAGGAAGGCAAGACCCTGAAGCAGTTCATCGATGAACTGCAGCCGGTCCTGGAGCGCCAAGGCTGGTGGGGCAGGCAGGTCCTGGTCGATGGCGACGGCAATGCCGAACTGGTCCAGCTCGGCAGCCCGTACCGTCTCAAGACCATCTACCAGACCAACCTGCAGAGCGCCTACATGGCCGGGCGCAAGGCTGCCATGGAGGAGGCGGCGGACACGCATCCCTATTGGCGCTATGTCGCGATCATGGATGGCAAGACCCGCCCCAGCCATGCCGCACTCAACGGCGTTGTGTATCGACACGATGATCCGGTCTGGTCCTCGATCTATCCACCGAACGGGTTCAACTGCCGCTGCCGCGTGACGGCCATCAGCGAGTCCGGCATGAAGCGCCGGGGCTTGACCGCGCAGAGCAGCGCCGGCCACGTCCAGCAGGAAACGGTCGAGACCGGGGTCAACAAACGCACTGGCGAGATCCGCACCGCCGATGTGACGGTGGTCAAGACCGGTCGAGGCAGGTCGTTCCGAACCGACCCCGGCTTCAATCACAGCCCTGGCACCGGCCTGGCTGCCGCACTCAAGCGCAAGGAGTCCGAATGATCAACATCGACCTGGAGCACCAGCGTGTCCAGCAGGCGCTCGCTCGTGTGGAGTGGGCGGTTGGCGAGCTGGCGCCGCTGATGCGCGGCATTGCCGCCGAGCTGGCCTCGATCACCGAGGAGAACTTCGAGAACGAAGGCCAGAGTGGCGAACCATGGCCGGCGCTATCGGAGGTCACGACCAATCGCCGCGAGCTGGCCAGGACCTGGCCGGGACAGATGCTGCAGGTCACCGCCGGGGGCCTGGCCGCTTCGATCACCACCCAGGCAACCGACAGCAGCGCCTTGGTCGGCAGCAACAAGCCCTATGCCGCCATGATGTTCTTCGGTGGGCGCCGCGAAGACTTTCCACATCTGTGGGGCGACATTCCCGCGCGGCCGTATCTGCCCATGGACACCGAGGGCAACCTGCAGTCCGAAGCCGAAGAGGCTATCCTGGATCTGGCGCTTTCCCACCTAGAAAGAGCCGCTCGCCTGTAATGCCCCTAGGAGCGCTGAAACACCCCAGGCGCTCCGGTTCATCCTCCTGACTGCGTTCGCGGCGTGTTACGGCGTCGTAAAGCTTTATAAAGCTACGCTGCGTGCCGCGCTCGCGTTGCACTTCACGTCCCCAGCTATCGATCCGCTTCTGAATCTTTAAACCCGATTAAAAGCCTCGGCCGATTCCGGCTGCCAGGCTGTGCCTCCATGTACTACCACCCAAGCGCACAGCCCATGAAAAGCATCCCGTTCTTCCGCGCCGGTCGGCACCTGGACAGTCGGGGGCGTCAGGTCGAGTTCTCCGAAGCCGATCTCGATGCCGCCATTGCCGGTTACGACCCGGCGTTGCATCGCGCCCCTCTGGTTATCGGCCACCCGAAGGACAACGGGCCAGCCTATGGCTGGGTCGGGTCCATCAGCCGTAATTCGAAGGGTGAAGCTGTTGCCACCCCCGTGCAGTTGCACAACGACTTCGCCGAAGGGGTAGCCGCTGGCACCTGGTATCCGCGTTCTGCGTCCTGGTACGCCCCCACCGACCCGCGTAACCCGAAGCCTGGCGTCTACTACCTGCGCCATATCGGCTTCCTCGGCGCCCAGCCTCCCGCCATCAAGGGGCTTTCCGACATTGAATTCGATGACGGCGAAGGCGTCGTGGAGATCGAATTCTCCGACTTTGGCCACGAGGTCGGTGCGAGCCTCTGGCGGAAGTTTCGCGAGTGGCTGATCGGCGAGCGCGGTATCGAGACCGCCGACAAGGTCGCTCCCAGCTGGGAGATCGACAGCCTGGCCGAAGCGGGCCACCGCGACGAACCTCGCTCTCCCGCATTTTCCGACCCAACCCCAACCACCACCGAGGAATCTTCCGTGGATGAAGCGCAAGCGGCCGCCCTGAAGGCGGAAAACGAACGGCTCCAGCGCGAGCTGAAACAGCACCAGGACGCGCAGCGGGACTCCGAGCGCAAGAATCGCCACGCCGGCAACGTCGAGTTCGCCGAGGGACTGATCAAGGAAGGACGCCTGCTGCCCAAGCATGCCGCCGCGCTGGTCGCAGCCCTGGACTTCGCCGAGGACGGCGAGCAGTCCCTGGAGTTCGGCGAGGGGGATGCCCGCCAGCCAGTTGTCACCGGCCTCAAGGCGATCTTCACCGATCTGCCCAAGCAGCTCGACTTCGCCGAACAAGCCAGCAAGGAACGCCAGGCATCCAGCCGCCAAGCGGTTGACCTGGAGTTCGCCGAGAAGAACACCGACCCCGACCGTTTGGACCTGCACCAGCGAGCAACCGCGCTGGCGGCAGAGAAGAACATCCCCTACGAGTCGGCCGTGCGCCAACTCATCTGATCCGCAGGAGCAACCATGGCAGATCGTTTGAAGCAACTCCGGGTCGTCGATCCGGTCCTGACCAACTTGGCACGCGGCTACCGCAATGCCCAGTTCATCGCCGAAGCGCTGTTCCCGATTGCGGAGATGGACAAGGAAGCCGGAACCATCCCGCTGTTCGGCAAGGAAGCCTTCGAGGTCTACGAGACCGAGCGCGCGATCCGGGCGCAATCCAACATCATGAACCCCGACGACCTGGACGGCTTGGACGTGGTACTGCGCGAGCACGACATCGCCTATCCAGTGGACTACCGCGAGCAGAACGAGTCCATGTTCGACGCCGAGGCCCGCGCCTCTCGTCGTGTCGTCGACGTGATCGACCTGCGCCGCGAGGTGGCCTGCGCGAAGCTGGCCCAAAATCCCAACACCTACCTGTCCGGCGCCAAGGTCACCTTGGCCGGCACCAGCCAATGGAGCAACGGCGGCGGCGATCCGATCCAGGTCGTTGAGCATGGCAAGGAAGTCATCCGCAGTCGCATCGGCGTTCGCCCGAACACCATCACCATGGGCGCCTCGGTGTACGCCTCGCTGAAGTTCCACCCCAAGCTGCAGGAAGCGCTGGGCAGCAACGAGCGCAAGCTGATCACCCTGGAGCACCTGAAGGCCTTGTTCGGTGTGCCGGACATCCACATCGGTGAGGCGCTGGCCAACACCGGTACGTTCGGCGACATCTGGAACGACAGCCTGCAGCTGGCCTACGTGGCGAAGCCCCAGGGCGGCGCCAAGTCCAACTACGAGGAGCCGAGCTTCGGCTACACCTTGCGCCGCAAGGGCATGCCCGAGATCGATACCTTCGACACGGCTGGCGGCAAGGTGCGCTACGTGCGCAACACCGACATCTATAAGCCGGTGGTCGTTGGCGCCGACGCTGGCTACTTGATCTCCGACATCAACGCCTGAGGTGACCATGGCCGCGAAGACCCAGCCCCAAGATAAAGACACGCAGAAAGCCAAGGATGACCAGCCCCTGATCGACAAGAGCGGACAGGTGCCGGAGGCACCGGTCGCTTCTTCGCCGAGCGATGGTCTGGCCGACAGCGACGGTACTGCTGAAAAGACCAGTGCCGAGAACAACGACCCGGCACCGGAGCCCGAAAAACAGCAATACCTGGTCACTAGCCGCACCGACGTGCTGCACAACGCCGACCTGTACACCGAAGGCGATAGCCTCTGGCTCAACGAGGACGACGCCTATTCCTTACTCAAGGCCGGCTGCATCCAGCCGGTAGGACGGTAACCCGTGAAGACGAAACAGCCTGTACTCACCACCTCGGTGGTCGCCCTGGTGGATCTCCCGCGCTTCCTCTTTGCCGGCCTCGATGGTGGCTTGTGTGCGGCCGGCGCCAAGTCGCTTGGCACGGTTGCGGCCGACACCGAGGCCGGTAGCGTGGCACCGGTCGATGTCCTAGGCATCTGCCTGGTCATTGCTGGTGGAGCCGTCGCGGCCGGCGCCGAGGTGGAAGCCGATGCCTCCGGCCGCGCTGTCACCCTGGCAGAGGGCAAGAGCAACGGTACCGCTCTGGATGCGGCGGCGACGGCCGGCGACATCATCCGCATCGTGCGCGGTATCTGACCATGCGCTACTGCACCCGCGCCGACGTCGGCAGTGCCATTCCGGAGAACATCCTGCTGCAGCTCTCCAATGATGACTCTGCCGCCGAGCAGCCCAATGAGAGCGTGATCCTGGAAGCCGTCCGCCAGGCCGAGGAGTTGGTGGATGGCTATCTGCGAGGCCGCTACGTCCTGCCGCTCGATCCGGTGCCGACCGTGCTGCGGGATGCAGTGGTGTACCTGGCCAGGCACTGGCTCTACCAGCGCCGACCGGAGGGAGCCATCCCGGATGCGGTGAAGGACAGCCGCAAGAACACCATCGGATTGCTGGAGAGCATCCGGGATGGCGCGGTCACCCTCGGCATGCCAACCGGTGAACTGGCGCCGGAACCTGGTGAAATCAAGGTTCGCTCGCGCCGTCAGCAGTTCAGCGACGATCTGTGGAAGGGCTACTGATGGCACAGAAGACTCAGACCGTCAGTCTCCTGGAAGCGATGCTGGCACGCCTGCAGGAGCACTTTGGCCGCGAGCTGGCGGTGGAGCTGTTCCCGGAGCAACCGGGCAACTACCGCCTCAACCATCCGCGCGGGTCGATCCTGCTGGCCTACGGTCGCAGTCAGTTCGGCCAGCCCGAGGCGGCTGATGCCGTGCTGCAGGAACGCAACCTGGTGTTCCGCCTGACCCTGGTGTTTCGGCAGCTCAACGGCAAGGACGGGGTGACCAGCTACCTGGATCGCATCCGCGAGAGCCTCACCGGTTGGTATCCGCCGCACTGCGACAACCCATGCCGCCCGCTTTCCGAACAGTTCCTGGGACACGTCCAGGGCGTCTGGCAGTACGCCGTGGACATCGCCACCCGTGCCACCCAACTGCAGGTGCAGGGACCGGAAACCGGTCCTCTGCTGACTACCGCGAGGTTCGAGGAGGACGAATGAGCCTGACCCGCTATCACTACAACGGCCCGCCCAGTGGCGTTGAGCTGCGCCTGGCCGATGGCACGCTCCTGGAGGTTCGGCTGTGTCCGGGCCGCCTGGCAGAGCTGCCGGCCGACCATGAATACACCTGGACGCTACTGGCGCTTCAGCGCCTGGAGCCGCTCGCTCAGCGCGAGGCCGGTGAATCCACCAGCGGTACTCGCCGCACCCGGACGAAAAAGGAGCCAGAATGAGCGCCAATTACCTTCACGGCATCGAGTCCATCGAGGTCGAACGCGGTCCACGCGCCATCCGTGTGGTTAAGTCGGCGGTTATTGCCCTGGTGGGTACCGCTCCGACCGGCCCGCAGAACACGCTTGTGCTCTCGCAGAATGAGCAGGACGCGGCGCAGTTCGGCCAGGCTCTGCCGGGCTTCAGCATCCCCCAGGCGCTCGCTGGCATCTATGACTTCGGCGCCGGCACGGTGCTGGTGGTCAACGTCCTCAACCCGGCGGTACATCGCACTCAGGCACCGCCCACGACACTGTCGTTCGACAGTAACGACGTGCTGCAGCTGGAGCACGGCGCCCTGATCGCACTCGTGATCAAGGACAGCGCCGGTGAGAATCTGTACTCGAAGGACGTGGACTATCGCGTTGACATGCAAACCGGCCGTCTGCAGCGCCTGGCCGGAGGCACCATTCCGGTGGGAGGTACGGTCCAGGTCGAATGCACCTATGCCGACCCGAGCTTGGTGACGCCTGCTGACATCATCGGCAGTGTCAACGCCGCTGGTCTTCGTACCGGCCTGAAGGCGTTCGCGGACAGCTACAACCTGTTCGGCTTCTTCCCGAAAATCTTCATCGCGCCGGGGTTCTCTCCGTTGAACAGCGTCAGCGTTGAGCTGATCGCGGCCGCCGAACAGATGCAGGGTATCGCATACATCGACGCGCCTATCGGCACCACCGTGCAGCAGGCTATCGCCGGCCGTGGTCCGTCCGGTTCGATCAACTTCAACACCAGCAGCGACCGGGCGCGGCTGTGCTATCCGCACGTCAAGGTCTATGACACGGCCACGAACAGCGAGCGCCTGGAGCCACTGTCGATCCGTGCCGCTGGTCTGCGCGCCAAGGTCGACAACGACAACGGCTACTGGTGGTCCAGCTCCAACCAGGAGCTACTCGGCGTCATCGGCCTGGAGCGCCCACTCACCGCCCGCGTCGATGACCCGAACAGCGAGGTCAACCTGTTGAACGAGGCCGGTATCACGACGGTGTTCAACTCGTTCGGCACTGGCTTGCGCCTGTGGGGCAACCGCACGGCCGCCTGGCCGACGGTGACCCACATGCGCAACTTCGAGAACGTGCGCCGTACCAAGGACCTAGTCGACGAATCGATCCGCTACTCCTCGCTGCAGTTCGTGGACCAGCCCGTCACCCAGGCCTTGATCGACAGCATCATCGAAAGCGTCAACTTGTTCGGCCGCAAGCTGATCGGCGACAGCGCGTTGCTCGGCTTCGAATGCTGGTGGGACCCCGCGCGCAACCCGCAAACGGAGATCGAGTCGGGCCACCTGCTGTTCAACTACAAGCTGACGGTGCCGCTGCCGTTCGAGCGCGGTACCTTCGAAACCGAAATCACCGGGGAATACCTGGCCAACCTGAAGGGGGCTGCATAAATGGCAGGCTTCGTAGCTCACCGCATCACCAACGGCTCTGTGTATCTGGACGGCAACAGCTTCTTCGGCAAGGTCGAGGAGATCGAGCTGGGGACGGTCAAGGCCGTGATGTCCGACTTCCAGGGCCTGGGCATGATCGGCCTGATCGAGTTGCCGGACGGCCTGGACAAACTGGAGGGCAAGATCACCTGGAACAGCCTCTACAAGGAAGCCGGCATCAAGCTGGCCAGCCCATTCAAGGCCGTCCAGTTGCAGGCGCGTTCCAACGTCCAGGTGTTCAACAACGGCGGCCTGGTCGACGAGATACCGCTGGTCACCACTCTGACCATCATGGCCAAGGAATACGGCCTGGGAACCTACAAGCCGCGCGAGGCGATGAAGCAGGAAACGCCGTTCTCGGCGACCTACGTGCGCCAGGTGCTCAACGGTGAGGAGGTGTTACTGCTGGACTACCTGGCCAACATCTTCAAGGTCAATGGCGAGGACCAACTGGCGCGATATCGCCGCAACATCGGCCAAGCATAGCGACCAGGAGCGATACGAGAGGAATGCCCCAAGGACGGGGCGGCCAGGAAGGCATCCGAAGCCCCGCCATTGTGCGGGGCTTCTTTTATGTTGGCTGTTGAGCTGCAACGGCTGATAGGGCACTGTTTGATGGTGCCATCACATGCAAGGAGCACAAAATGTTTGAAGACTTCATGACCGACACAATTAGTGTACAGAAGCAAAATGGTGAAAAGATCGAAGGGCTAAAAGCAGCTGTCCAATCACATCAAATTGACCTCGACCGAGCTGATGTCCTGATAGAGGTGGGTGATCTGATTGAGCGTCGAATGTCGAATGGTGCTACTGAAACCTACGAGGTGATTGATCCGGTTTTCCATGAGGCATTTCACGGAATTCCTGCGCACTACCAAATGAAGGTCAAAAAACTTGGGGTACCTGAAGCGAAAGCACGTATTCAGAGCATCACCTACAACATCAACGGTAACAATGCGCGGGTCAATCATGACTCTGTCGACAACTCAACCAACACGGTGACTATCGGTGGCGGCCTGCAGGAGCATGTCGACTCGCTTAGGCAGATCATCGCCACGTTGCAGGATGTGCAAGAGCGGAAGGATGCAACCGACATCGTGGATGCAGTCGAGGCCAATCTGGCGTCTCAGAAGCCCAGTAAAACCGTTGTATCTACTTTGCTTGGGGCTCTACCTCATATGGCAAGTATCAGCACGATTGCGTCCGCAATCATTTCCGCCCTTTAAAAGAAAGCCTCGCCATCGCGCGGGGCTTCTCTTTAAACCCGATTAAAAGCCAGCGCCCCAACCAAGCGCGATGCTCGACACTCCTTTACTGATATCCCACTGGAGCACCGAGCATGTCCACCCCTCCTGTAATTCGTCTGCTTTTCCCGTTCACCTCTGCCAGCGGCGAACGTATCGAGGAGCTGGCTATTCGTCGGCTCAAGCGCCGCGACCTTGCCGACGCGCAGCGCCACTCCAAGGATGAAGCCGTGATCGAGGATCATCTGCTCTGCAAGATGACCGGCCTGACCCTGGAAGACCTGGAGACACTGGATCTCGCCGACAGCCGAACGGTGACCGAGGTGTTTCGGGAACTGGTGGCGGGCCGAGACGGTACTGCAGTCTTGGGACGAAGCGCTGCTCCTGGTGCTGCGGATGCAGCCGAGTGAAATCGCCGGGCTAGAGATGGATGACTATTGGCGGTGGTGCGAGGTATGCGAGCGGGAGATCAACCGTCGCATCGAGGCCGCCGAAGGAATGCGAAACCGGTAGCCATTAATCCCGCCGTTACTCCCACCAGCAGAGAGCCACCCGCCGCAATGGGGGTGGCTACCAGGGCCAGCAGAGGCAGGCCCAGGCAGAACGCCAGCGCTGCGCCCCAGAGCGGCAAGTTCGCCAGGCATATCCAGGCGAACAGCAGAACGCCCAGCCCCATGATCAGGCTGTAAAGGATGCGAGCGGTGCGACTGGCGACGTTTTCGAACATACGGGCAGCGTAGCAAAAAATGGCCAATGAAGTCCTGGTAGGTCTCAAGATCGGCGCCGCCGTCAGCGGCACCCTCCGTACCGCCTTCGGATCGGCGCGCTCGACCGTGCAGCAGCTCGGCCGCGCCACCGACAGTCTTACCGTCAAGCAGCAACAACTCGGTGCCGAACTTTCCGCTGCTCTGGCCAGGGGCGGCATAGGTATTGGGCGGATGCGCCGCCAGTACGACGAGGTCGGGCGTACCATCGACCAGATCCGCCTGAAGCAAGAACGGCTTACCGCAAGCATCGCCCGAGGCGAAACCCTCAAGAACCAGCGTGCTGATCTGCGCGGCCAGGCCATGGAGACCATCGGTACCGCTGCCGTGCTTGGTGCTCCTCTGGTCAAGGCACTGCGTACCGGCATTTCCTTCCAGGACGAAGTAAGGGATATCCGCATCACTGCGGGATTCGACGCCAGCCAGGAAACGGAACTGGCCAAGATGGTCCGGGGTACCGCACTGGCCAAGAATCAGACTCAAGGCGATGTCAACGTCGGAGTCGGTACGCTGGTTGCCGGCGGTATCAGCGACCTGCAGGCGCTGAAAGAGTACACGCCGATCATGGCCGAGGTGGCCACCGCAACCAAGGCCAGCATGGAGGACCTTGGCGCGTCAACGATTGCCCTGCGCGACAGCATGAACATCACCGCCCAAGACTATAAGGCGGTAATGAACATGCTGGCCGCTGGGGGTAAAGAAGGCCAGTTCGAACTTCAAGATATGGCCAAGTGGCTCCCCACCTTGGCGGCTCAATACGGCGCCATGGGGCAGACGGGTAAGGATGCGGTTGCCGAGCTAACTGCTGCCTTGCAGGTGGTTCGAATGGGGGCCGGCAGCAGTGACGAAGCGGCGAACAACTACAAGAACTTCATCTCCAAACTGACTGCTCCGGACACGATCAAAGCCTTCAAGGACGCAGGCATCGATCTGAAGAACAGCATGCAGCAAATGGCTACGCAGGGCTTTTCTCCGGTGGCATCCATGCTCAACATAATCGGCGCATATCTGGGTAGTGCCGGCCCCGATGCCGCGAAGAAGTACCAAGAGGCGCTGAAGATCAAGGACGATCAGGAGCGTGACATAGCGCTCCAGCGGCTAGACGAGGCCTACAAACTTGGCGAACTGTTCCGTGATCAGCAGGTGATGGCCGCCTTGCGCCCGCTACTGGCCAATCGTGACAAGCTCGCCGATATCGAGTCTGCATCTAAAAACGCTGCGGATCAGGATGTTATTGGCGCTGACTTCGCGGTGCGAATGGATACGGCAGGTAGTTCGATTCGGGCGTTTCAGATTGGCCTGAATGAACTAGGCATCACTCTCAGCGATGCTCTTCTGCCGGCAGTTAATGAACTGTTGAAAGACGCCATCCCGGTAGTTCGCCAATTCTCTGTTTGGGCCTCGAAGAATGGCCAACTGATCAAGTGGACCATTGGCCTGGCTGGCGGATTGTTGGCCGGGAAGTTGGCCTTCATAGGTTTGCACTATGGAGTCAACTTGGCCCTGTCCCCCCTGAATGCCATGAGCACCACCGTGACGGCACTCTCCGCTCGCTGGACGGTACTTAGGGGGATGTTGCTTTCCACCAGCCTGGGCCCGGTGACCACCGGAGCGAGTCGCCTCTCCGGAGTGCTTTATGGGCTCTCTGGTGGATTTGCCGCGCTGGGCGGCGTGATCGCGGCGACGCCTATCGGCTGGATCATCGCAGGAATTGCCGGCATCGCGGTCGCAGGGCTGCTTATCTACAAGTACTGGGAGCCTATCAAGGTATGGACCTCTGGCTTCTTCGAAGGCCTGATCGAAGGGTTAGGGCCTATCGGCGAGGCCTTCTCCGCAGCCTTTGCACCGATTGCACCACTGGTCTCTGAACTGGGCATGTTGTTGCAGCCGGCCATCCAGTGGTTCCGTGAGTTGTTGATCCCTGTGCAACTGTCTGGTGAAGAACTCGTCAAGGCAAGCAGTGCAGGACTGAGTTTTGGCCGGGTGGTTGGCAATGTACTTTCCACAATGCTGGCCCCCTTGCGCTTGGCGCTGGTCCTTATCGGAGAGATACCCAAGGTATTTCAGGGCGGAATCGCCGGAGTGTCGGCACTGATTGCCAGCTTTTCTCCGCTGGAGATGTTCTACAGATCATTCGCCGGGGTCTTGGGCTACTTGGGTATTGAGCTGCCCGGTAAGTTCACCGAGTTCGGCGGCATGCTGGTGCAAGGCCTTGTCAGTGGTATCACCCGTATGGCCGGCTCGGTGAAAGACAGCATCGTGGGCATCGGCACATCAATTAAAGATTGGTTCGCCGGCACGCTGGGCATCCACTCTCCGAGCCGGGTCTTCATCGGTTATGGGCGCAACATCGGCGAGGGAGCCTCCATTGGTATCGCGTCTCAGACAGGGTTAGTTCGTCAGTCAGCCCTGGCCATGGCATCGTCCAGTTCAGTGCCGTTGGCACCGCCGAACCTGCAGGCGGCAGCTACCTCCAGTTCCGCCTTCAATGGTGCGGCCGCAGGTTCGATGGAAATCAACTTCAGTCCGGTCATCCAGGTGCAAGGCGGAGGTGATGTGAAGGACCAGGTGCAAGCCGGCCTGCAGCAAGGCTACGCCGAGTTCGAACGCATGATGCAGCGCTGGCAGCAATCGCAGCAGCGGCTCAGCTTCAAGGGAGGGGCGTTCTGATGTGGGCCGTCCTGGGCAAGATCGAGTTCGAGTTGGTCAGCCATCCCTCCGTAATGGAGGAACGCACATCGGCCGACTATGCAGAGCATGCGCTCATCAATAGCAAGCCGATGCTTGAGCACGTCGGCGACGGCCTGGACGAGCTGATGCTCGATATCCAACTGCATGCCTCCCAGGTCGATCCAGAGGCGCAGATCAGGCAACTGAAACAGGCGCAGGCAGCTCACGAACCGCTGCCTCTGGTGCTCGGCTCCGGCGACTATCGAGGCGTCTACCTGCTGACCGGGGTCGATACCAGAGTCAGTCGCACCGATGGAGCTGGCCGCCTGGTAAATGCCACGGTCAGCCTCACCTTGCGCGAGTACTCCGGAAAGTACACCAAGCCACTGCCCAACCCGCTAGCCCTGAAGAGCGCTGCCGCACTGCCTGGCGCCAAGATCGGCGGCATCTCCAGCTTGTTCTCCACGCCGATGCAACAGGTGCTGGGCTCTGCCGTCTCGGCCGGCAACCTGTTGCGCGCTGGTGTGGAGGCCTACGACACGGCCCGCACCGTTCGGAACAATCCCTCCGTCCTGCTGGGCCAGGCCGGCGAGCTGATGCGCATGAGCCAGCAGGTACTGGAGCCGCTCGGCGTGATGGGCACCGCCGCGCAGTTGCTGGGCAATGGTGGTGACCTGGTCCGGCTCAGCGCATCGGTCGGTCGTGACGTTCAGGACGCCGTTCAGTCGATGCGCGACGTTCACATCGGCAATATCGTTGCGCAGGTCGACAGCGCCTCCGTTCGAATGAACACGGCCTACGGCCAGCTGCAGGAAGCTGCGCCTCGTCTTGCTGGCCTGGCGGCCAACATCATTACCAGGAGAGGCTGATGGCTGAGTACATCACGCACGTCACGCGGGAGGGTGAGCGCTGGGACCAGCTCGCCGTCACGTACTACGGAAATCCCTACCGGTACGAGCCGATCACCCGCGCTAATCCACAGGTTCCGTTGACGGCCGCGTTGCCCGCTGGCCTGACTCTTCGTATTCCGGTCCTGGATGACCAGGTACTGATCACCGAGGACATGCCGCCATGGATGCGTTGATGCCGAACGAAGTGCCCGCTTCCGCCTTTCGGTTGACCTACCAGCAGCGTGACATCACCCAGGACATCACGCGGGATCTGATTGGCCTCACCTATACCGACAATCTCAGCGGCCGCTCCGATGATCTGCAGGTTGATCTCATGGACGTGGAGGGGCGTTGGCGCAGCACCTGGTACCCTGGCCACGGCGATACGTTGGCACTTTCCATCGGCTGGAAGGGCAAAGCGCAGCGGGCGCTCGGTCGCTTCGAGATCGATGAGATCGAGGCCGCAGGGCCTCCGGCAACAGTCAGCATCAAGGCGGTGGCGGCAGGGATCAATCGCCCGATGCGCACCACCGAGCACCGCTCCTACGAAGGGGCGACCCTGGCGGCCATTGCCGGCCAGGTCGCCGGTCGTCTCGGTCTGCAGCTCACCGGCAAGATTGCACCGATCAAGCTGGATCGCCTGACACAGCAGGAACCGGACCTCGAATTTCTCGCACGTCTGGCCGAGGACTACGACTACGCCTTCAAGATCGTCGGCGGCCAGTTGGTGTTCCACTCCATCGCGGACCTAGCCGCAGGACCATCGGTCGCCACCTTGAACCTCACCGACCTCACCTCATTTCGTTTCCGCGATCAGATACTGATGGTGCCCAAGGCTATCCAGGTGAAGCACAAGGCTCCGGCCAAGAAGCAGTTGATCTCCTATCACATGATCAATGGCGAGATGAAAGCGGTGCCCAGCAGCGCCAGCCAGGCGACCTCCAGTGCCGACACGGCCAAGCAGCGTAAGCGGGCCGTCTCTGCTCAGGTTGCGATGGCGCGTGCGAAAGCCGACCAAGCGCGCCAGAATCGCGAGCGGACGACCGCATACTGGACCCTCCTGGGCCGCCCGAATCTGGTCAGTGGCAACATCGTCACGCTGAACGGTGCAGGTCAATTCGGCGGCGCGTTCCTGATACTGTCGGCCAGGCACCGACTGGACCGCGCGGGGGGCTATGTCGTCGAGCTGGAAGTGTGTCGGGTCAAGGCACCAAGCTTGAAGTTCGACGCCACACAGGGCGCCTCACTGGATAGCTATGGGATGGGCAAAGCATGAGTTCCTTGGAGTTCGGCGATGTGGCGGCGGTCGACTACGCGAGCTGCCGTGTCCGTGTACGACTGGACGAGCGAGACGGCTTGGTAACCTACTGGCTGCACGTTCCGCAACGGCATACCCAAGGGACGAAGGCGCGCCCGCTGATGCCGGAGATCGGCGAACAGGTCGCGGTGCTCTTGGAAGACGATGGTGTCGAGGGCGTTGTCCTGGGCGGGGTCTACTCCGACGCCGAGCTGCCCCCTGTGGCTGATGCCGATACCCACTACATCCGATTCAGTGATGGCAGCAGCGTTACCTATGACCGAAAGGCGCACCAGATGGCCGTTCAATGCGTGGGGGCGGTGACGCTGAAATGCACTGGCCCCTTGACCGTCGAGGCAGGACAGCCAGTGATGGTGAAAGCGCCAGCCGTGACTATCGACGCCCGGCAGACCACGTTTGAGGGGAGCCTACAAGTGAACGGCGACGTGAATGCGGCGGGCGCCGTAATGGATGCGAAAGGTAACTCTAACCATCACACTCATTAGAGTGTCTGGCCTTGGCTGCCGCATCCCTTTGTTCTATACCTCTCAATTTCCTCTCAGGCAGCATGCCGTAAATGTCATCCGCTTCTTGCGGTGCGGTGATGCAGTCCTGAACGATGAGATTCAATAGCCGAAATAGAACGAGGGCAAGCTCAGGTGTGTCATTCAAGTCCATAGTGCCGGGATGGACAGCCTCATTGCCAATTACGCGAACGCTATCCAATGCCTTCTGGACCTTCGCGGGAAGGCCGTTTTCCACTAGCGTCTTGATCTGCTGATTGATGTCACCTGGAGTCTTCAACAACTCTTCACAGATTTTCTGGACGCAGAGACGGAGCAACGCAGCCGCTGCACGTGGGGAGTGTGTTACGACCAAGCGAGCCTCTTCATAGTCTTTTTTCACATCCTCTGGCATATCGGCATGTGGAGGCGGTGCGAGGGTCACATGGGGATATAGCATTTCCCCTTCGAAACGGTTTTCTACCGAGATCAGATCATTACCCCGCTCCCAATAGCGCCAAATACTTCTTTGCTTACAAGCAGGGCAAAAGGCATCAGCAGTACCGTTGTTCAACAGGTTCCAATCCATGTGGGCGAATGCTCCACAATTGGCATATGGGCAGTTGAAGCTATCTAGCCAAAACTTTGGAGGGGTATAGGGCGTACTCATATTGGAGGAGGCTCCTTTCGAAGAAAAAACGTGGTAGGCCACCATGATCCATCTCTTTAAACCCGATTAAAAGCCACCCACGCGCCGCGCGGCCATGATGGGCGCATGACTACGCCCGTTCCTTACACCAGCATCACCGCCGCCCATTGGCAACCTGCCCTTGGCACGCCCGGCGAGGCCGTCCAGGGCCTACGCGATATCGACCAGGCCATCCGCATCATCTTGACCACGCCGCGCGGCAGCGACCCGCACCGGCCGGAGTTCGGCAGCGATCTGCACCTGTATATCGACTGGCCGACCAACCGGGTGGTGCCGCACCTGGTGCGCGAAGCGGTGGATGCGATTCGTCAGTGGGAGCCCCGAGTAACCGTCCAGCAGGTGCTGACCGGCATCGACGCCTCCTCGATCACGTTACGTGTTCAGTGGTCGGTGGCCAATGGCGTGCTGCAGCAGACGGAGGTGCCCTATGCGCGATCTTCCACCGCCTGAGTTCGTCAAGATCGATCCGGCCGGCATCGAGGCCGACCTGATCGCTCGCTATGAGGCGAAGTCGGGCAAATCCCTGTATCCGGCGCAAATCGAGCGCCTGTTCATCGATCAGATCGCCTACGCGCAGAGCCTGGTGCTCTCTGCCATCCAGCATGCCGGCGAGCAACTCCTGGTCCGCACCAGCGCGGCGCCGATTCTCGACTACCTGGGCGAGTTGGTCGGTACCGAACGTCTGTTGGCGCAGCCCGCCCGCTGCCGCCTGGCGTTCACTTTGCCTGTTCCAGCGACATTGCCGGTCGTGATCGACGCCGGCACTCAGGTCAGTACCTCGGATGGTCGGCTGGTATTTCGGACGGACCAGGACGTGACGATTGCAGTTGGCCAGACCATGGCTCGTGTCATGGCGACGTGCGAGACGTCAGGTACAGCGGGGAATGGATGGGCGGTTGGGCAGATATCCAGCCTGGTCCGCATTCCGGTCGACGGGATGACGGCTCGAAACGAGACCGTCACAGCCGATGGCGTCGACGAAGAGTCCGATGAACGCTACAGGGAACGGATCATCCTTGCTCCGGAGGCCTATACCAACGCCGGCAGCCGCGGTGCCTATCGCTATCACGCCCTGGCGGTTCACCAGTCCATCGTTGACGTGGCGGTCCATGGTCCCGCCGAAGGGCAACTGCCTGGCCACGTTGCACTCTACCCATTGACCACCACCGGGTTACCGAGCGATGACCTGCTCACCCGGATAGCGGGCCAGGTCAGCGGTGAACGTGTCAGGCCACTGTGCGACACGGTCAAAGTGCTCGTGCCGACAGAAGTGCCATTCACGATCCAGGCGCAGCTGACCTTCTACCTGAACGCGGATCGCACCGAGGCGATGGCGGCAGCGCAGGCGGCGGCCACAGCCTATGCGGCCGACCGGCGCGCCGGCCTGGGCCGAGACATTGTCCCGGAACAACTCGTTGCGGCGCTGCAGGTGAACGGCGTCTATCGCGCTGATCTGGTCCAACCCTCGGCACTGCGCGTCCTGGCCGGTAACGAATGGGCGAATTGCGGTTCGATCCAACTGGTTGATGCGGGAGTGGCCGATGGCTGATCAACAGCTACCGCCGCCGCTGGCTGGAGACGAACGCTTTTCGCTGCTCCTGGAGCTGCTGCAGGAGACCTTCGCCGGCACCGACCTGAGCGTCATGGCGGTGTATCTGGTCGACCAGGTTCGCGCCTCGCTGCTGCCGGTCCTGGCTGATCAATTCTCGCTTCTCGATGAGGCGGTGTGGGGACTCGCGGAATCCAACGGCACCAAACGTGCGCTGATTAAAGGTTCCATCGAGCTGCATCGCTACAAGGGGACCCCGTGGTCGATCCGCGAGGTGTTCCGCCTGCTGGGGTTCGGGGAGGTCGTGATCCATGAGGGTGCTGCGGCCGTCGACATCGAGCCGCCACCGGGGACAGAGGTATGGCCCTACTACCGGGTGCTGATGAGCCGCCCGATCACCAATGAGCAGGCTGCACACATCCGAAGCCTGCTCAATTCCATCGCACCGGCCCGTTGCTTACTCGCGGCGTTGGACTACCAGGCGGTCGCCATCCGCTACAACAACACCGCCAAGTACGACGGCAACTACAACCACGGGAGCAGCTAATGGCAACCTTGCCCGAATCCCCTGATTACGCACCAGGCATTTACCAGATCGAAACGTCGGACCCTGTGGTCGGTGGCCCCGGTGGGGTTTCCAACAAGCAAGGGGAGCAACTGGCATGCCGGACAGCCTGGCTCAAGGTGCAGGTCGACGGCTTGGTCACCGGCAGCATCGTGGCAGGCAAGGCTGCACGGCTATCTGCCTTGCGTACCCTGTCCATCACTGGGGCAGGCACAGGCAGCGCAGCGTTCGACGGTAGCGCGAATGCTGCCATCGCCCTGACGCTAGCCAACAGCGGTGTGTCGGCAGGTACCTACTCGAAGGTGACGGTCAATGCGAAAGGTCTGGTAACGGCCGGCGCGGCGCTGGTAGCGTCGGACATCCCGGCGCTTGACTGGAGCAAGATCACCACCGGCCGTCCGACCACGCTTGGTGGATACGGCATCACCGATGCGCTGGCCAAAAGCGATGCGGTTACCTCTCCGGCGCCGAACAAGTTGCTGTGGATGAACAGCGCTGGACAGCTTCCCGCCTCGATCACGGGTAATGCCGCGACGGCCAGCAAGTGGGCTGTTGCGCGCACGCTGTCGATTTCAGGGGACGCGACCGGTAGCGGTACGCTCGATGGCAGCGCAAACGCTGCGGTTGAGATCAGGCTTGCGAATACGGGAGTCACTGCCGGCGTCTACACCAAGGTAAATGTGAACTCGACCGGGCGAGTGATCGCGGGCAGCACGTTGGTACAGAACGACATTCCCGCCCTGGATGCCTCGAAAGTCACGTCGGGCATGTTCGCCGATGCTCGCCTGCCCTGGTACGCACAAGGGCTATGCACCAGCGCACCCAACACGACGGACCCGAACACCACGAACATCCCGCTCATCCTCACGAATCACGAAAACGGCCCGATTCCGGGGCAGTATTTCTATATCCAGACGATGATGTACAACCAGCGCAACGGCAACGCGGCGCAGATTGCCGTGCGCTACGCGGCGAACGCCGAAATGTATGTGCGCTACATGTACGACATCGGCAACAAGCGTGGGGTCTGGTCCGCCTGGAAGCGCTGCGATGTGGGTGGCTCGTTTGCAAAAGAGCCCGACAGTCGCATCGGAGACGCTTTCGATCTGAACACACTTGAATCATCCGGCTGGTGGTATCAGACCGCCAATGGCTACGCGGCCAACGGGGCAAACTACCCGACTGCAAAGGCGGGGCGGCTGATGGTTTATCGAACAACAAGCGACTTCATCTATCAGACGTACCAGACCCATGACGGATTCATGTTTCATCGTTGCCGTTATGCGGGTACCTGGCAGCCGTGGAGGGAGCAATGGACGACGCTCAACTTCAATCCAGCCAACTACGTGGCCAAGTCGGAGTATTCGTGGGCGTCCTTACCTGGGAAACCGGCAACCTTCCCTCCATCGGGGCACAACCACGACGCAAGCCAGATTACCTCTGGTGTTTTGCCCCTTTCGCGAGGAGGGCTTGGCAACGCAGTTGGCCAAGCTCAAACGTCCCTCAAGCTTGCGACTGCCAGGACTATCTCAATCTCGGGGGCGGGGACAGCTTCAGTATCGTTCGACGGTAGTGGAAACGTAAGCCTGCCGCTGGTGATTAACGCCAGCAACATTCAGACAGGGATTCTGCCGCTCGCGCGAGGTGGGACAGGCGCAAACAACGCAGCCACGGCGCGCAGCAATATCGGCGCCGGAACTATCGCAACCGCTTCGCTGGGAGCCAGTGGCTGGTGGCGGGACAACGACACAGGGTACATCCGTCAGTGGGGTGTCACTGCCTCTCTCGGGCAAGACAGCTCGGCAACAATCACCTTTCCCATGGCATTCCCGCGCGCCGTCTTCGGGGCCAACTGGAAACAACGCGCCCCCGGCCTCCACGTATCACAGGGCAACCAAGTGATCACGAATCTGACAACGACCAACATGACTATCTACCAGGGCGATGACACTGCCGGTCCTGTCTACTGGGAGGCGTGGGGGAACTAATGAGCGACTACATTTTTTCACCGAGTCGTGTTGCGTTCTATCCGCTTTCGCTTCGCGGAGAGTACGATGCAGTTGGGGCCTGGCCAGAGGACGGTGTTCCTGTCAGCGCTGAGGGGCACGCCCGAATCCTGCTTGAACAGGAAGCTGGCCGGGTGATCTGCGCGGACAGGGATGGGCAACCGATGACGCAGCAGCCACCACCGCCCTCCGTAGAGGCTCTGGCTGCGGTGGAGCGAGCCTGGCGTGACCGCCAACTCGATGACACAGACGCTCTGGTGGCACGCCACCGCGACGAGATCGAGGACGGTGCCACCACGTTGACCGACGAGCAGTACCAGACCTTGCAGACCTACCGACGCGCCCTGCGCGATTGGCCAGAGTCTGAACGATTCCCGCAGTCAGAATATCGGCCCGCACGGCCTGAATGGCTGTTGGGAGCGCTTTCGAAACGTTAGAAGGAGGCGCTGGCACCAGGTGCTGGAACACCTGATGCCAGCGCTAGCCCGCAGACCCAGCCTGCAAGCCAGCCAAGGCCTCCCTGCTCGCGCGAGCGCGGCGAAGCCTAGCAGAAACTCAAATGGCATTGCAGATGTTGCAAGAGATACGTTGCGGCCAGTGCCGCCGAAAGCTGGCAGCCGCCAGCGGATTCACCGAGCTACAAATCAAGTGCCCGCGCTGCGGAGCACTCAACCACCTGAAGGCCACGAGCCTCCCGAAAGCGCCTTCGAGCGCTACATACCACGAGGAGGCATCATGTCCGCTCAACCCATCATCCCGTGGATAGGGGGTAAGCGTCGGCTTGCCGACAGGATTTTTCCCCTATTCCCCAGACACAGTTGCTACGTCGAGCCATTCGCAGGTGGCGCAGCGCTGTTCTTCCTTCGACCGGTCCCGGCCGAGGTCGAGGTGCTCAACGATATCAACGGAGACCTGATCAACCTCTACCGGGTAGTGCAGAACCACCTTGAGGAGTTTGTTCGACAGTTCAAATGGGCCCTTAGTAGCCGACAGGTGTTCAAGTGGTTGCAGATGACCAGGCCAGAGACGTTGACTGACATCCAGCGCGCCGCCCGCTTCTATTATCTGCAACAGAGTGCGTTCGGCGGGCGGGTGGATGGGCAGACCTTCGGCACCGCGACTACCACGCCGCCTGGGCTCAATTTGCTACGTCTGGAAGAGACACTGTCCGCAGCTCACTTGCGCCTCAGCAGTACCTATATCGAGCATTTGGGCTGGCAGGAGGTGATGAAGAAGTACGACCGCGAGCACACGCTGTTCTACTGTGATCCACCTTACTGGGAGACTGAGGGCTACGGCGTTCAGTTTGAGTTCGAGCAGTACCTGGAAATGGCCAGGATGCTGAAGGCAATCAAGGGTAAGGCGATCATCAGCTTGAATGATCACCCGGCGATCCGGGAATGCTTCGCCGACTGCCATATCGAAGCGACGGACATCAAGTACACAGTAGGGGGCGGCAAAGGGAGCGATGCGAAGGAAGTGCTGATCTTCAGCTGGGACATCCAAGCTGAACCTGCAGGTCTTTTCTAA